AAACCCCCACAATTCAACACACATAAGGGTTACAAAGAGGTGTGAGTGTAATCAATCGGTATCAAAGCTGAGAATAGACCTTATCCATCCATTCAGTCGGACCGCAAAATTTTTTAGAGGATATTTTTATACACTTAGTTCACATAAAAAGATTGAATATAATTTGGCTGATAAAAATATAAATCGTATCTTTATGTTATAACGGATTAGGACAGAATAAACACTATTCTACAATGGTTGCTTGGTTACTCCCTTTATATTTACCCCTTATCAAAATAAGCGACCACCTAATCCGTTCTTTTTTTAAACTAATAGAATGAATATAAAACAATTTAAAAGACATCACGCCATAAGAGTAATGAATTGGTGCAAAAGCAATGTGGGCTTGAATTACAGGCGTAAGTACCTGCCCGAATTAGAGTGGCATAGTACGGGCGATGATTGTGGTGATTATGATTTCGAAGATAATATAATTTCAGTTTATAAAAATAAGCATACATCAGTAGTGGAAATCATTTCTACTATTATACATGAATGGGTACACTACAAACAAAGCACAAAAAAATACTACGAATACGATACAATTTACAATTACTACGACAATCCCTTAGAAATTCAAGCCAATGAGTTAGCGGATAAAATGAAATGGAAATGTAGAAAAGATTTATTTCGTTAGAAATTATTTAATTTACCCCCGGTGTGAAATGAAAATTATCTAAAAATATCGAATATATTTAGATTTTTTCTAATATGAAGGGTAAAATAGCATAAGTCATTGATTTTGAGTGACTTATGTAAGTAGTTGTATGTCAATGACTTATGCCGGTCCTACCATATTACAATAAAACATATTCATAACTTGTTGATACTCAATAAAGAATTTTTAAAATAGTTCCTTTTACCTATTGTTAGTCTCAAAAATAGTGTTATCTTTATGTATTGGGTAGCGCGAGTAGCCCCTCACATTAAAAAAAAATTATATATGAATAACAAAATGACAAATCAATTTTCAGACGTGGCTTATAATACTGCCCGTAATGCCAGACCCGTTTATATTAATATGGCGGCTACTAAAATGAGTAACGCGGTTAAACCTAATTCAATTGTAATTTTCAAAGATTTTTTAGGTAAGAGTCACAAAGTAGTATGTAGAAATAAGCCTGAAATTAAAAAGGCGTGTGAGTTTTTCAGTATGTTAAAAGCTGAGAGCGTACAAATTAATCGTATCATTGCTCAATACCCTATGAGCTACGGACAGGTTAGTAAGAAATTTATGCCTGATGTTAAGCGTGAGTTAAAAGCATTAGGATTAGGACCTAAGCAAATTCAAAATATCCTTATTATGTATTGGGCTTAATCAATTTTTTTAATCAATCAATTTTATCAATTATGGGTCAATCAATTACAATTTTAGAGTTTATCATTATCACCGCACTTTGTTTATTCGGGTCGGTATTAATCAAAACAATTATTCAAACAATTAAAAGTAAGTAATATGCGTAAAAAACGAAGTGACAGAAATCACATTATATACGAAATTGTAAACACTATTAACGGCAAGTGTTATATAGGAGTTACCGCGTGTATTGGTAGAGCATTCAATTATAGTGCAGTACGCAGGTTTCAAAAACATTGTAGTAGAGCAAAGATGGAAAGTAAAGACTGGGCCTTATACAATGATATGAGAAAATACGGAGCAAATGTATATGATGTATTTGTTAAGGACGTAGTAAGGGGTAAGGCTGAGGCACATAAGTTAGAAACAATGTACTTACAAAATTATCATTATAAATTAAATTCAACACATAAATAATAAAACAAACAATATGAACAAGAGTAAAACAAAACAAACAAAATCTAACATTTATTTTATGGCTGCTAATGATAGCAAATATAATAACAACGTAGTGGGTGGAACATATCATTTAAAATCAAAGGATATACCAGCTGGTTCATTATTAGTATTACTATTTCAAGATAGAAATGATGAATGGTATACCAATACAATTCGTATGACAATAGGTCGTCCGTATGAAGATAGTAATTTTAAAAATCATAATTCAACTGCAACATTTGGTTACGCCGTACCTACACGTGTAATTGCAGAATGTAGCACACCGATTTATATTAAACCTATTGCCAAACAACATAATGCTAAACATGGTACATATATCCTTAATCCAAATATACCACTTAATAGTGGTGATAATTTAATTGGTAATAAAAAGGCTATGTATGAAGTATACAAAAGTATTTTAGCTGAAATTACTGAAAACAAATAAAATAATAACACAATGAATAAAGGACAAACTGACAACGAACTATATGAAGCCCTATATGAATTAGGTTATGATTTTGGCGAGTTCGATACTGACGATTTTGACGAGGATGGATTTGCTGAAACGGCGGTGAACTTAGGATATGAATGGAATGCGGAACAAGAATTATGGTACTATAATAAATAAACATTAAAATAATAACAATGAGTAAAAGAGAACTAACAAACGAACAAAATGCAATAAGCCAATTGTATTCAGTATTAGTAGCAATAGTACATAGTGACAGGACACCTAAACATACTGCCGAAGCTACGATACAAACACTTGAAAAATTATTCAATGATGAAAATGGTCCCTTTCAATCGACTCCCGAAATGATGGGTATGACTATGGCAATGGGTGAGGCAATGAATGATGTAGTAAAGCAACGTAACAAAAAAATAGAGCGGGTAGCTGAAGGCAATAACATATTAACACAATACGGACTTAACTAATAGGACCGGTAACAAAAATAAATTCTTTAAAACAATAACATATAAACAATAACATTATGAGTAAGAAAGTAACAATGAAAGCAAAGAAAGTAACTAAGTCAGTAACAAAGAAAGCACAACCTAAAAAGAAGGTAGTAGCTAAGAAACAAACAAAGGCGGTAGCTAAAAAGATAGTAGCAAAGAAAGTGACAAAAAAGGAAGCAATCAAAGCACAATACCAAAAAATGTATAAGATAGTAACTAACTATTCAGAGAACTTAATGCAAGACGTATATAGTGTAGTATATAGAAGTAAGACACTAAAAAGATTTGTAAACACTAACCTAGCTAATAAGTACATAGAGCAAGAGGTCCTAGTCAGAATGAGTGAGCATAGTATTAAGACAGCAAAAAAGAGCAGAGCAGTAGCTAAGGAGTTAGAGACTGAGTTCGAGTAAAATTTAATTGGTTAGTTTTTCATAGTGTAAAGAGCCGGGTAGAGAAATCTATCCGGTTTTTTCATGTCCAAAATTTTGATGTCACAAAATGTGATATCAAAAATACGACTTCTCCATTTCTTGTAATGCGACAAATTAATTTTTTTTTATATATGAACCTGGTACACAAATATTGTGAGGTTAAAATTTTCACGTATAGGAAAATCATATACTTATATGTGTAGTACACAAACTAAATATGTTATAATGAAGAAAATAAATTTCTATCAACGGCAGGATAATGGGTTACTTTTCACATACGCAGAATTGGATGAAATCAAAGACCTTACCAAAAATTTTACGGAACAAAAATGTGACTGGGGTGGATATACCATTGAGCACGTTGTAGGTACAACTATACCTGATACGGATTTGTGTAGTGACATAATTCATATTATAAAGATAGGAATGTTCGCTGAGGATTACCAACCGTTATGTGATATAGTAAACAAATATATCAATACGGATGTAAAGATTATAATCATTGGTGGTAATTTAGAACAAAGCATATTTAGTATTAGAGGTGAGATTGAGGATATAATGTTTGATAAAATTTCTAAATGTAATAATATAAAGGTTATACATAACGCACCATTGATTAATACAGATACGGCAGTGTTTGAACCCAAAATATATTTCTACGATTATATTAATTTACAAAAAGAATTGAGTGGAGATGGTATTACCAATTTCTATTATAACAAAGATGTATTCAGTAGATTAAAAAAAGATAAACGAATTGGGTTTCATATGGGCACAATCGGTAATGGTATCGGTGAAAGGTATAGACTGGTTAAACGATTTGTTACTACGGATTATATATCACATCCTAAAATGTTTTTAACTATTAACTATAAACATCAGTTCGTACATCATAATAGATTATTAAGTGAAACTAATTATCCATTAGAAAAGTATATGGAGCATGATTCTTACTTTATAGAACGAAATAGTACACTAAGGTACAATCCAAACAAAAACGCAGAGCATGGGTATCACCCACCAAATTATTTCTTAGGGTTAGCTAAACTATTTATCAATTCAGATATCGATATAGTATATGAAACTAATACCAAAGAACCATCTAAGGCACATCGAAAACCTACTGAAAAAATATTAAAGAATATTTTATTAGGTAAACCTTTTATTAATACTGATCCTGTTATGTATCATTTAGTAAAAGAGTATGGGTTTCAACAATATGATTGTTTATTAGGACCAGAGTTGTTACAAATGTATAATGCTAGTTATTGCAATAAAGATACTTACATAGAGGTAGGTAACACAATGTGGTTAGATTTATTATTTGAGAGAATTCAACAATTGTTAGATATGGATGAAACGGAGTATAACGATTTGATAAATGAAGCAAACCTTATCGCACAAGAAAATATTAAACACTTCGAAGATGTATATTACAATACTTCAATCTTTGATAGGATAAAAGAATTAGGATGGATATAAACTATATTGCAGATTGGATGTCTATCGAACCTTACTTTTGGACAAAGGATGAAATAAATGAAATATCAAAAGAGTGGTCAATCAAATCCGATACTCGTCATTTTAAATTAGATGAGTATAATTTCCATTGGGAGTTTACTAATCCACAACAAATCCTTTCTACTCCATTTAAAGCCGGATGGATTAATGTTTTATTGATAACCAAACATGGTCTAATGGAAAGTGATTATCTCGCTCTATTAGATAGGTTAGAGGGTTTAGATGAAAGTACAAAGGTCCTAATTGTTGTAGCAAAACATACCGAAGATTATTTTATGTTGAATGAAACACGAACATCAACTACTTTATTAGAAAGAATAGAGAAAATGAAGGGTGTAAAGGTAGTATGGGATATACCTTTCATTGGGTACAATAACTTTAAGTTTTCTAATAAGGTAGGGATACAAAGCTATTATAACAATGAGGTCTTTCCCGGTGAGATGTTTTTCTATGGGGGTGAGGTATTTAGTGGATATCCTAAACAACATAGAGTAGGTCTACATATTAATAAGTTGACGGATAGGGTGAGGATGGGGTTAGCTAAACATTTCTTTACGAATGAGAATATTGGATTAAAGTTTACGACAAATACATCTCCTACACACAATCAAAGATATTCGCCGTTATTAAACTACACTTCTCCCTATTTTAATCCATACCTATCCAATTCAGGTCAAAACAATGGAATACATAAGGATTCTTATACACATCAGTTTATAGAACATACTATACACTCACAAATAGAAGTAGTGTATGAAACGTTTACTATTATATCGCCTTACTTACATCTTATTAAGTTCAATGAGAAAACTACTAAACTATTATACTTAGGTAAACCCTTTATACATACGGACCCCTTAGCACATAAGTTAATGGAAGTGAATATGCTTACTCCCTATCGTTCTCTTTATACGGATGAGTTATGGGATATATACTCTAATTGGGATATTTCAAAACGAATTGAACAAAATGATAGTAGTTGGATTCCCGCTTTAATCCGTAATATAGAGTGGCTAAGGGATATGAGTGATAGTGAGTGGAAAGAACGTATTGAGGTTGCTATGGGTATCGCGGATGAGAATAGAGAGTATTGTAATGGGCTTATATTTGATACACACTTACGAGAACACTTAAAGTTTTAGAGTATTTTATTTTTTTATTCCATTTCTTTTCACTATCTTTATAGTAACATAAAAATACTATAATGATATATTCTAACACACCCAACCCACCCGCTAAGTTTACCGCTTCTATGTATGGTAAAACTGTAACTATTGAATTAGACCACTCCGATTTTGATTTAAGTGAATTAATGGAAATTTTTAAAGGTCTCACCATTGCTTCCGGCTTTGAAATGAGTTCTTGGAATGATGTAATCAAACAACTTTCCGCCGATATTCACGACTATGAAAGAGAAGACTTAAAAGAAAAGTTAAACGAATGGAAAACGGATGATGAGGATGAGTATAAGGACCTACGACATTCATTTGGTAGTTGGGCTAAGGATAGTGAAGGACATGAAGATTACGATGGTCAATTTAAAGATTGGGATAATGAAACACCAATAGAAGAAAATGAAAGTAATATAGATGCTGTGGAGGAAATGAGAAAGTATGCCGAAGACGAAATGGAAAGGGAAGCGGAACGAAGAATGGATATCATTGGTCAAAATGGTAACGAAGGTACTCACTATGGATTTGATTGGGATGATAATATTAAATCTTATGAATACGAATCGAATACAATCCTTAATAGTATCAACGATTCCATTACACTTATCAAAGACCGAATGGTAGATATTGATTTAAAAATGGATAATATCGATGAGCAATTAGGTATCTTAAACGCCGATGTAGCCAATATTGAATTGAGTATTGCATTTCCACCACCAAACGAACATATCCTAAAAGCTAAAGATTTGTATGATAGAGCGGTTAAGGCAAGTGAAAGAGATAAAGAAAGACGTAACGATTATGTAGATATGGAAAGTGGTGAGGTAAGTTATGATGAAGATGGTGGTTTCAATTCTCCTCTATATAAAAAAGTAAAGAAAGTACCTAATCAATCCGTAACCCAAAAGGTAATGGGTAAATGGCAAATTGATAATAAAACCAAAGAGGTAGTTAAATTAGATAAAACAAAAGTCCGTAAAGGAAAGATTAAAGACCTAAAGAAATAATATATACAAATACGATTTACGAAAAAAGCTAAAAACGACTACTCTCACCCCCAACCCCCTCTCTCATCCTATGTTCGGAAATTCAATACCAATCCCGCCACCAATGAGTTCGAATCCTAATATCATCCATAAACCTAAACCAATATTTGTTATGAGGTTTAGAGCTTCAATGGATGATGCTGAATTTGGATATGTTAAAGATGTAATATACAAATCGGATATGAATAATGAATATCATATCATTTGTTTAAGAAACGATAAGGATAAGGATGAATTTGAAATGTATAACGCGGATAAGATAGATAGACAAGAATTTAATACAATCATTAATAAAATAAAATAAAAATGGCAAAGAAAGCAGAACAATTAGAGTTGTTTCCACAAGAAGAAACACAAGTACAAGAACCACAACCAACCCCTCAACCTATTAACTGGTATGAGTTTGATTGGGATAACAAAATTCAAACAATAGATGATTTAAAAGTTATCTTTAAAAGTTTGAGAATGACAGTATCAGAAAAAGCAGAAGAATTCGATACCCTAAAGAAATACCTTAAAGATGATGTAGCTTATACTACTAATTAATTTTTTCCATATATTTATTCCTAAACAAAGGAGTAACAATTTATGGCAAAAGCAAAAGGTTCATTAACATCAACTAAGGTTTCATTCGGCTCTCGTAAAAGAGGTTCAGCAAAGAAAGCTTATAACAAACACACACCCCGTCCAAAAGATTATCGTGGACAAGGAAGATAAAATGTTTAGTAGAGAAGTAACAAATGATTATGGTTCTTATAGTAGAGTAAATGATAGTACAATTTTATTTAAAGGAGTATTTGATAAAAACTTTAGAGAACTAAAAACGATTGACCCCAATACGGCAACGTACAAAGTATTTAATTGTCCTTCTCAATCTATTAATTTCGCAGTAAAGTTGGGGAGTAGTACATATATTCCCCAACATTTATTTGATAGGTTAGTAACAGCCTATAAAGAAAATAATCCATACTACACTATAAACGATTTAGTTATATTAGAAATGGAGTTAACTAAAATAATTTCATTTATAGAAAACAAATATGGTGGTGAGGTAGAAACAAACACAATCACATATATAGGTAGTACATCAGCATTTTCTAGTTCAGTAGTAGATGGTGATACTACTACATCAATTACAAGTTCAACTACAACCGTAACTGCTAATCCTAGAAAAGAGACGAGTAGTAGATTAGAATTAGCAGGTGTAACACAATTAGGATTTCAATTTTATAAAGATAATGATCCCGATATACTAAACGAAGAAAATATAATTAAACATATTTTATTTATATTTGAAGAAACTAATATAAGAATTAGTGGTACTTATAAAAATGTATTGTATCAGAACGCAGATGAAAGTGTTATCATAGCAAACTTACCAGCTTCAACCGATGTAGTAAAGCCGGTAACAACGAGAGTTACAAGTATGGATGATTATTTAAAAGATGTAGTAAGAGAATAATAAATAGTTATATATGGATATTAATAAACTATTAAAGATTACCAATATGTACGCAAAAACCAATTGGAGAAAGTATTTTGATGAAGATGCTTCTCCCGCTGTTTCTAACTATATTTCTATGAATGGTGATACATTATATCCCTGGATTCTACAAATATTAAAAGGAGCAATTGAAGAAAATTTAGAAGAGGTTGCTATCATTAAGTTCACCGATAGTAAAATGTTCGCTACAATCGATAGGAGTGAGTATAAAGACCTTCTAAATAAAATGATGGATTACTTTGTACAAAAAGAACAATACGAACAATGTGGTGCAATAAGGGATTTAATCCTATCAATCGATAATCCACCATCACCAAAACCAAAAAGAAAATATACCAAAAGAACTACTAAATTACAAAGTTAGTATATTTATAAGAAATAATAAGGAAAAAATAAATTTATGAGAACAGTATTAATAGGTTCGGACTTTATGTACGACAAAGATGGTAATTTAAAACCAATTGAAATCAATACAGCACTAGGCTGGGATGGTCCTGAAAAAATAGAAGCGGATATAGATTGTTTAGATTTAACATCATTATATGCATTTGTTGAAACCAATGGATTTACATCAATACATTATGTTGGAGATTTGGGAATGCTAAACAAAGCGTTAGAAGCTCAATATAGTGGTAGTTCAATTGTATATGAATTTCACGGAGTAGGAAAAAATTCCATCACAATACCATTTATAGAGGATAATGCCGAAACATTAATTATCAGAAGTGCATATGATACAACCGCATTAGTAGATGATACCTATTGTAGAGATAAGGTAGAATTTTTAAAACTGATTCAATCCGAATCATTTGGTTCTCAATTTGCATATTTAGATGAAGCAAATCAATTAGTATCAAACATAACAATAATACCAGATAATGGTGAGCACCCTAATTTTATTTTAAAATCAAGATATCCTGAATATGATAAGGAATTATTTCCTAAGTTTTATAAAGTATCAACTCAATTGGAATTAGATACAATTTTACAAAATGTCACATCAGATTACTTCTTAATGGAAAATTATTGTAACACTACTAATAATTTCGAAGGACATATAAAAGTAATAAGAAGTTTAAATATATTGTATCCACCAACATTAGAATCAATTCAAATTGGACAATATACTAAATTGAATCAAAATATATTTTTCAACGAAGTAATATATGATAGTGAAACATATGAGGTAGCTTCTGAATATAGAGATAGTTATGTGACAACCATAAACAATAGATGGTTACCAAAATTATTAGACACTGATTTAGTTGAAATGGCAGACGGTACATTTAAAACCGCAGTAGAATTACAGGTAAATGATTTAATTAAAACAATTGATATCCCAAATCCAAATGGTACGGATAATTCATCTTATACTACAAATTTTGCTATAACATACGAAACATTAGTAAGTGGTACAACTTATTCAACAAACAAAATTACTAATTTAAAAAAGATAAATTTATTAACATATATTCATGAATTAACGTTTGATGATAATAGTACTTGGGAAGATACGGGAGTTTCTTCTTATTTAATTGAAAGAAATAATGAGATTCAATTTGAAAACTTATTTGATGTTCAAATTGGAGATGTTGTTTTATTATTAAATACAACAGAAGGACTGGTTGATTTTGTTAGAAAAACAGTTACTTCAAACATTCAAATTAAAAAAGTATTTTCTGGATGGTTCATTTCAGTAGAAAATGCACATTTGTTTTTAACTAAAACATCATCCACAAATAATGAATCATTTGTTTCCATTGAACACAATGGTCCAGCCTGTCCACCATACGCTTGCCCGTGTCCAGGTACTTGTTCATCTTGTCCAAAAGGTGAACCATATTGTGCATGGCCGGGTCCATATTGTAGAGCAAATGGATACTCTGGATTCTGTCTGTAATATTTAAATAAAAAAATAAAACCAAATAAAATGGCAAATATAATAACAAATACCGAAATTAACACATTAAATACCACCTTAACAACTATTGGTAATTTAATAGTGGCAGCAAATTCTTAATCATAAAAAATAAGTTACATGATACACCTTATAAAAGGTATATTAACAAAGGAAGAGTGTGAATTTTTATCTAAACAATTTGATATCGAAAAGGTAAATAATTTTTCCTCAGATATTAAGGCGGATACAAATGAATCGTTTGGTTTTAGACCTTCGCATAATTTTAACAAATACTTGGAAATCCTAAAACCAAAAATATTTGAATTTGATAGTCAAATAACACATGTTGAAAATGTAAACACATATGTTAGAGAATACTATAATGCTGCATTTTTAGTAAAGCATATAGATAGAAAAGATATAAGTGTAACAATGTCTATATGTTTAGAATCAACAATAAATACAGAATGGCCACTATTTGCTAAAATAGATGGAAAAGAATATTCGTTTAATGCAAATGTAGGAGATGGAATATTATTATTTGGTGCAGATAAAAACGTACATTGGAGAAATACTTTATCTTGTAAAGAAAATCAAAGAGTATTACAATTTTTTTTACATTGGTCACCTTCTAATTTTTTTATAAAAAATACAAAATCACTAACATAAAAAATTATGTCATTTAAATACATATCAATACCAAATTTATTAACAAAAGAAGAATGTGATTTAATACTAAATTTTTCATTAGAAAATTTAACACTAAAACCCGCGGGTATCGTAGGAGAAGATAAACTCATTTTGGATAAAAGAAAATCTAATGTTGCATTTTATCCATACTATGAAAAATTTCCATTCATACTTGAAAAAATAACTAAATTACTACAAGAAAATATTAGTATAAAAGGCTTTGATTTAGATTATAAAAATAGTAATTTTCAATTTACAGAATATAAAGTTGGTGAATATTATGGTTGGCACGTAGATTCAGATGGAGAAGATATTAAACAAGATAAGAGATACTGCTCTTTGGTTATACAATTAAATGATGGATATGAAGATGGTGATTTAGAATTAAAATTATCCGATGGTTCAATAATGAAAGTAGAGAAGGGGATAGGCAATACTATTGTTTTTTTATCAAATATTGAACATAGAGTAACTGGAGTTAAAACGGGTGTTAGATATACATTAGTAAATTGGGTTGGTATAACAGAAAAAAATAATTACAAAAAAACATTATTATAATATGAAAATAGATTTTAAAGAAATTTCAAGAGCGTGGTATAATAAAATTAGACATTCAGCCGAATTAAAAGATTTAGCAGATAAACGATTTGATATATGTTTACAATGTCCATCTAAACAAGAAATACTAAATATTAAAGGAACTGAGTGGGCTTTGAAATGTGGTGAGTGTGGTTGTCCATTAAAAGGAAAAGTTTATAGTCCAAATACACACATTCACCCAAACGGTTCGTGTCCGTTGGGTAAATGGAAAGAAGTGGAAGATGAATATTTGAAATTCGTTAAAACAACTAAAACAATTATATAAACTTGTCTCATTTAATTAACAATCAACTTATTTGGATTTCCAACCCAAAGTGTGCGAGCTATTCGATAGAAAAGGCACTTAGAAATTCAAAACTAAAATTAGAAATGTATGACCCAAATACTATTGAAGGCCACTATCATGTCCCATTAAATGCGTGTTTGGAAATGTGGGGAAAAAAAGAAACAATTTGTATAACCAGAGATTGGTTATCTAGATGGTTAAGTGCTCTAAACTACGTTTGGGATACAATAGAATATTACAGCAATCACACACCTATTTGCAAATGGGAAGATATTGATAATGAGTTTATATATAAAACATTTGATACCGACTTTTTAAATCATTTACATTTACAAGACGAAAGTGGATATGGATATAAAACATGTTTTTTAAAAGTAGTTAAAGAAAAAGATGAACCATTAGCACGTAATACAAATGGAATGTCAACATTAATATCGCAGAGATATTACAAATCTAATAAAAATTGCACCTATGAATTTGATATTAAAGACATAGATAAATTTACAGATTTTATTGAAGAAAGGTTTGGTGAAAGATTGATTCTAGAAATAACCAACAAATCCACAAAAAGAGCAAATAAAATTGTTATTGATGATAAATTAAAATCGTTTATTTGGGAAAATTTTGAAAAAAGATTTGAAAAAAACAATCATTTAATTTAAATGAAAATGGTTTTTTGGTATAGTGATATAATACCAACACCTGGTATTCAATTTGTAAGTGAAAATTTATTTGATAATATTTTATTTAAAAATGTAGATACTGACGCAGTGGATTCTACAAAATTAAATTTTTTAGTTTTTAAATTGGAAACTAGTTGGGGATTTCCAAATACTTCATATACTCATTCGGATAAGTTTATAGAATTACTAAAAAAGCTACAAACCAAAAACTTTTATTTTATTGCAGATTACACACCGGAGGCACATACCCGGCCGGATGATTTAAGTTTATCTTTTTTAAATAAATTAAAAGTTAATGGTATTGATATAAATCGTTTAATTGTGGCAAATAATAATTCAGATAAGGTTGGATTACAATGTGCAAAATATGATAATTTTATATTAAATACTATTTACTTTCCTTATTTTTATTTACACACATACGATGCATTAAAAAATCAAATTGGAAATATTGGTATAAATAATACTATAACTACCGATAAGAAATTTTTATGTTTAAATCGTAGAATGTATCACCACAAATATCAAATTATTGAAGAATTGTTTAATAGAGGGATATTAGATGATACTAGATTTAGTTGGGTAGATAATAAGAATACAAAAAATTTTCTAAATAAAAAATTGGTTTCACATTTAAACATAGATGTAAATAATTTTAAAGCAATTCAATTAGAAGGTGATGTAATGTATGGTACTGAATTATCTACACATGAAGAATATCTTTACACAATAAATGTTAACTGGTATTACAAAAGTAAAGTTAATATCATAACGGAAACAAACTTTAATGAAACAGAAATTCACATAACCGAAAAGACTTGGAAGGCAATTTATTTAGGTGTTCCATTTGTTATATCCGCATCAAATGGACATCTTAAAACATTACGGAATATGGGATTTAAAACATTCAATTCAGTAATCAATGAGGATTATGATGACATGTATGGTAAAGATAAAATAAAACAAATCATAGATAGTGCAATAGAATTATCCAATATATATGATAGCAAAGAAGTATTAGAAATATGTAAGTTTAATCAACAACTATATTTTAATTTAGAACATCGTAAGAAAATATGTAAAGAAGTTTTTTTAGATAAATTATATGATATTAAAAATCCAATAGTACATAAAAGTTTAATTTAATATGATTATAACAATTTTAGCAGAACCAAGAAGTGGTTCAACAAATTTAGCTAATTGGTTTTATTTTAATAAAAATTTTACTACTTTATTTATACCAAGTGACCCCAAATCAAAGTGGTATAAAGCTGTATCTCCCAAAGAATATACATATAATACCGAACATTTATTAATAAAAGAAGATTATTATCATTATAAAAATTTTGATGAATTAATCAGTATTTCTGATAAAGTAATTTTGTTATATAGAGAAAACATAGAAGAGCAAATAGATTCTTGGACAAATGCAAAATTAACTAATAATTGGGAAAAACAATGGGTTTCAAAAAATATAAAAAATAATAATGAAACTATTTTTTTTAAAGAATTAAAAAATAGATTTAAAAAAGAATATTTAGATAAAAACTATTTTAAAATATCATATGAAGAACTATATCACAATGATGGTTTTCAAAAAATATTAGATTATTTAAATATGGATGAATTAAAAAATAAAAACTTTCCTTACGGAACGAAATATAGAATCTATGTTAATAAAACAAACACAGTTATTTAGTAAAGAAGAATGTGATATAATTTTAAATTTATATAACGATATTCCACAAAACTGGAATTTTAGTGATAGGAATTTTATTTCTAATTCCATCAAATATTCTTCTCAAACAAGTTGGTTATTTGATAAATTAAAAACATTTTTTGAAACGGAAACCAATATTCAAATTAGAGCAATTAAAAAACAAATACATTTTCATACATTTAAAGAAGGTGATTGGTTTGGAAAACACAACGATATTAGAGAAAATAGATTATATGCCATTGGTGTTTTATTAAATGATACGTTTGAAGGTGGTGACTTTAAATTACACAATCCAAATGAAATTATATTAAATAAAGTAGTTGGGAATACATATTTATTTGATGTAAAAATTGAACATGAAATAACACCAATTTTAGAAGGTGAACGCTTTTCTTTATTGTGGTTTTTAGAAAACGAACACATAAAAATAGAAACAAATAGATTAATATAACTGATTGATAATCAACACGTTATAACAAATACCTTAAAATAGTTGGTAACGTCATAATAATTTCGTATCTTTAAGTATAAACATTAAACCCTAAGATATGAAGATTATTTACAAAATTCTATATGTTATAGGATTGATTTTATTAGTAACCGCATGTAAAAAAGAAGTTACTAATCCAATTCCACCACAACACACAATTACATTTACAATTGATTCAGCATTAAGTTCAGATGGTAAACGAAGTCTACCAAAAGATAATAATGGATTTTATCATTTAGTATTATCTACAACAAGAACCCAAACTCTTACAAGAATAACAGGTACATTTTTAGTTGATGGTAAACCTAATAAAATACCATCACCCGTTCATGGAAATATAGAATGGGTAGGTTCACATTATTGGTTATTAAGAGCAGGTGAATCGGCTACGGCAATTGTTAAAACATATTTCAATCCATTTACAGGTCAATTACAAATTTCACAATTACCCAATTTAATTTCACAACAAGACCAGGTTATTCCTATTGTAAATGGAACATCCGGATTAGGATATGATGATGGTAATATTAATACTATGGCTGCACCTGTATACCCGATGCGAGGTGATACACTTACGATTGTAGCTAAAGCAAGATACACAATTGAGATACCCGTAGATAACTTGTTTTCAAAGACTAAAGTAGATTCAATACAAAAATCTATTAGAATTATTTGTGATTAGGAAAAAAAGTTGTATATTTGAGTTATGATAACAATGCCACAAACACCGATTACCGACCATTCCTTTAAAAGATGGGGAGCGATACGAATAGAAGAAAGTGATGGTGAAACTGATTTCTATTATTGGATATTACCTTTACCAAAAGAAGATGATGATGTTAGTGAAAGACCTACACTTATATCAATAGCAAATGATGAGTGGAAAAATATGGAGTTAAATGAAGGTGAGTATTTAGTAACATTATTTGATAATCTACCTATGTTAGAAACCGAAGAAGAAATTGAACTATTATATAAAATCTTAACAAAAGAAAACTTAACAAAATGAAAAAAACAGATGCAGAATTAAAAGCAAACTACGAAAAGTTTATTGCTATTGTAAAGAAATACATTACAGGAGATAGGTTAGATAAAGTATTATTTATGTATTCCGATGATGAATTAGGTGGAAACTTAATGGTATCACCGGCAAGTGGTAATGTAGGTTATCACAATGCATATGAGGGTGGGTATATTGACCATATCTTTAATGTTTGCAAGAATGCTTTAAAAATGAAAGATTTATTTATTGCACAAGGTGGAACACAAGATTTTACCGATGAAGAATTAATATTTTGTGCGTTACATCATGATTTAGGTAAATTAGGAACTAAGCAGCATTTACATTACATTCCAAATGATTCAGACTGGCATATAAAGAATAGAGGTGATGTGTTTATGAAAAATCCATCTAATCAATATATGACACTTACGGATAGAACATTCTTTACTTTGCAGGATTATGGTATTAAGATAAATGAGAATGAATATTTTGGTATTAAATTGACAGACGGTATGTATGATGAAGATAACCAAAAATATCTTAAAACATTCAATAAAGATAATGTTCAAAAATCAGCAATTGCAAGAATAATGCATTGGGCAGACCATATGAGTACGGTTATAGAACAATCACATAATAAGTCACAAAAAAATGACAAATTTTCATTAAATGTTGGACAATTCTAACAAATTGTCAGATTAACCTTAGTGGTATAGTATTTGAACTATATAGAATATTATTAACAAAACAAAAATTAAAATTATGTATTTAATTGATTACAACAAATTATTTGAAGATTTCTTTGAAACACCGAAAACAAAAACAGCTACATCTACTCACAAACAAGTAGTAGTTGATATAAACGATGATATCTTACGAATCGGATTGGCAGTTCCTGGTCAAACAAAAGAAACATTAGAAATTACTATTGAGGAAAACTTTATTAAAGTAAAATCAATAGAAAAAGAAACAGATGATGCAATTTGGAATGCTATTGCACTTCCCGTTGATGAATCTCTAAACATTGGAACTAATTGGGATATTAGTGCTACATTGGCATCGGTAAAGGATGGTATATTGTATATCTCTTTACCAAAGATAGAAGAAAAGAAACCAAAAAAAGTATCCATTAAAGTTGGATAGTTCAGTTATATTTAGTATCTTTAAGGGTAGTCACAAACGACTACCCTTTTTTTATTATGGCAGAATACTCACAAATATTACCACTTAGAACCGATATAAAGGTTGTAGACCAATTTGGATTCTTACCTTTATCAATTAATAGACCTACCAAAGAATCGAAGCTAAAGTGGCACGATGCCTATTTAAATGATGGTTTAGATGAACAAAGGAGAAGTGACACATCCGAGTATTTACCTGGTTATACTTTCTCAGAATTTCACGCAGGATTAGCAGAACAAATATATAAGTTTTGGAGTATGAAGGGTAGTAAAGTAGTAGACCCTTTTGCAGGTAGAGTTACGAGAGGATTTGTTGCAACCAAGTTGGGTAGAGATTATACTGGATTTGAGATTTCCCCTAAAACATATGAAAGAATACAAACACACTTTGAAGGACACGGTGTTAAGCCACATGTAATTAATAGTGATGGAACTTTAATGGAGGAAATTTCAGATAAGAGTGCAGATTTAGTTTTTACCTGTCCACCTTACTTTAATTTAGAAAGATACGAATCGGTTCCTGGTCAATTGAGTGATGAGAATAGATACGAATCATTTATGAGTAAGATTGATGTTTGTATTTCAAATTGTTATAGAGTTCTAAAAAGTGGAGCATTTGCATGTTGGGTTGTTGGTGATTTAAGGACTGGTGGTGGATTTCAAAACTTTCATGGTGATGTTATCAATTCATTTAAGAAGCATGGATTTAATCAGCACGATATAGTTATACTAGAAAACATTTCACCATTCGCAGCATTACAAATTGGTAAAACAGCAGCTAAGCGATATACATCAAAGGTACATGAATACTTATTGGTTTTTAGAAAGCCAGGAGATTACGAAGTACCCAAATATTGTTCTCCTGATGAATTAGAACAAGAAAACAAATTAGCAGAATTTTTTAAGTAATGATACAAGATAAATTTAATCAAATATATTTTAATGGTTGCTCGTTTACCGAAGGTGGTGGATTTGAAGCAAAGAAAGAACACGTTAGAGCAGCATATAAAGAACAATACGGATTCGAATATGAATCACAAGTAGATGTTTGTTATCCTACATTAGTTGGAAAGCAATTGGTGATTAAAATAATAAATGATGCAAAGAGTGGTAGTGGTACGGATAGAATTATTAGAAAAGTATATGATTACATTCTAAAAAATACATTAGATGAAGTTAAAAAAACCCTATTCATATTAGAATTACCTGATGCGATAAATAGATTAGATGTATTTTCAAACAAGTATAACAAATATTTGGTAGCAAATACTAATTATGATAGTAATGGAAAAGTAGAAAGTGTACACACAACATTCAATTGGATTAATGAGGGTTATATAAAAGATGAATTATATAAAGATACTATTACTCCTGTAATTAAACAATATTCAAATAGTTTTATAAATCCAATCCAATGGGAGTTAGAAACTGCTAAAAAATATTTAGGATTATGTTCATTTTTTGAATTACATAATATAGAATATTATATATCCGGCAATTATACTTACTTTATTAACCAAATTGATTTTAATAAATTTATTCCAAATTTTCGTAATAATAGAATTTTAAAATTAGAAATTAATGGTCAATTTGAAAATAATATTGTTACATTAAGTGAAAAAACTAAAACAAGAATATTTGATGAAATTGGGGTTGATATAATAAATGATGGACACCCTGGATTTCAAGCCCACCAACTATGGGCGGATGGCATAGTTACATTTTTAAATAACAAATATTTATATAAAAATAACAAATTATTATAAAAAATAAAGTATATGAGATACAAAGAACAAATCAGAAAAAACTTAGAAGCAATTGAAATAAGAACAAACTTCTTAAAGCAAGCAGCAGAAGGTAGTAAACAACTTTCTAATGCAGATGCAGTAAGGATGTTTGATGAAGTATTATTTGCATTAGGTAAAGTTAATGATTTAATTGACCTAGAAAGAGAGGGATAATGAATTGGTTAAAATGGTTAGTAGGAATATCAGCATTAATCATAGCCGGTTGTGCTGCATTTTTTTCTATAACTGGATTGGGTGTTCTATTTAGTGGAGCAGCTGTATCTGTTATGGTAATGGCAGGTTCATTGGAATTTGCCAAACTGGTAGCAGCAACTTATCTAAAACAAAAATGGAATGATATTGGTGGATTTAATAAGTGGTATTTAGTGTCAGCAGTGGCACTATTGATGCTAATTACATCTGCTGGTATATTTGGTTACCTTTCAAATGCATTCCAACAACAAAATCTTAAATTACAACAAGTAGATCGAGAGATTGCAGTATATTCTACAAAGATTACTACCAATGAAACCCAAATCGGACAATTGTCGGCACAATTAGGACAATTGTCGGCTACTCAATCCCAAATATTAGATAAGGGTAAGGTAAATTCTCGTCTTTTACGTTCAATTGATAGTAAAGATAGGCAAGTTTCACAAATTAATAAGAAAATTAGTGATTTACAAACTGAAAATGCTAAAAACAATGATGAAATCAATAAAATCAAAGTGACAAACTTAGATTTAGAAAAAGAAGTAGGTGGATTTCGTTTTGTTGCTGAAGCATTTGGTATGGAATTGAAAAATGTTGTAAAATTCTTCATATTTTTGATTGTAATTGTGTTTGATCCACTTGCAGTAGCTCTAATTATCGCTTTCAATGGTTTGATTGATGATAAAAAGAAAAAGCAAAGAGAAATTTTAACCGAAATAATGGAAAATGACGAAAAATTGGGTTTATATGATAATTTAGATGATTTAATGGAAGAAAATTATAAAAATTATGAAGTTTATGGTGATAATGGAAAAAATTCACCAAAAAATGAGGTTATAGTGGAAAATATTCCTCAAAATGAACCCATAGAAACCACATCACTACCATATTATGAAGAACCTAATTTTGATTGGGAAAACAAAAATTTATGGATAAATAACCCATCTGCAGTAAAATATTGGATGAATAGTGGTAATTCTATCAATAATTTCAAAAAATTATATAAACAACACTTGGATGAATTAGATAATACTAATTTAACAAAAACATATTAAAAAATAAACAATGGCATATTCAGAAAAGGTAATTGACCACTACCAAAACCCCAAAAATGTAGGAACTTTGGACAAATCTAAATC